ATGGATGGTGCTGAAGGTAACATAGACCATAAGGCGTATAAATTGGACTGGGAAGTGTATCAAAATAAGATAATTCTTATTTATGAAAAAGAGCTCCGCATTTTCAACATTACTAGGCTTTTTTAGGGATTTTGTGATATTTATATAGAAATAACACGATTTTAAAACTAGAAATCATGGAAAATAACCAAAACTTAGACCCAAAAAGCAAACAAAAAGCTTTAGACAAAGCTTTAGACTCTATGTTAGAGAATGGTAATCAAGACCCTAACTTAGATTGCAGTTCAGGTGTATGTGTCATTAAAGGTGACAAAAGCTTAGTTGAGAGAATCAACAAAAAAATAATTACTGAAGACGGTAGACAATTATTATTCTAATATAAATGAAAAAGAAGAAGTTTAATCCAGAGTTGTTAAAAGAAGAAGCTAAAAGATTTAAGCACCTTCTTGAATATGACTTTTACCAAGAGACTAAAGAACTTCCTGAGTATAAAGACTTAATTCTTGGTGATAAATTAGCTGAAGAAGATGCTCCAGATGATTTAGAACCTGCTGATGATGCTGAAAAAGCTGGTGATGCAATAGGTGATGAATTAGGTTTATCAGCTGACGGTGGTGAAGAAGAAATTAGTGGTGATATCCCAGAACCAGATGCGGATGCTGAGGAACCAGAAGTTGCTCCAGAACCAGCTCCAGTAGAAGAACCAGCATCTGACGACATTGAAGTAGATGTTACTTCATTAGTTAAGGGTTCTGAAGAAGCTAAGCACTCAGCGGATGTTGCTAGTCACAATTCAGAAATTCTTTTACATAAGCTTTCTGATTTAGAAAATAAACTTAATCAAATGACTCAAGTTTCTTCTAAGATTGAAGACCTTGAAAAAGAAATCATTAAGCGTAACCCTACACCAGTTGAAAAACTTGAAATGCGTTCATTAAGTTCTTATCCTTATAGTCAAAAATTAACTGATTATTGGGCTGATAAAGAAGGTGCTTATAACGTTATGGGTGATGAGCCTAAGAAAAAAGAATACGTTTTAACTAAACAAGACGTTAACGATTACAGTGAGGGTGAAATTAAGAAAAGTTTTAACTTACCATATGAAGAAGAAGATATAAACGGATATACCGAAGAATAATAAAGGCCCTTAGGGGCCTTTTTTATTTAATTTAATTTTCTACTTGCACTATTCAAAAAACCTTCGTATCTTTGCAAAAAGGGGTTATAAATAAACAAAAAAAGTTTCATTTTTTTTCGTTAGGGTGCTTGACTTTTGACCATTAGTTTAGTATATTTGTATAACTTTTTAAAAGTAAAAATAACATAAGTAAAATCATAAAAAAGTAGAAAAAATGAGTAACACAAACAATCCGTTAGCAGCTATGCTAGCACAGTACGAAAACAACAACAAGCCTAAGTTCGAAAAAAAGACTGAGAAGACTTACGACTTGAAAAATTACTTCAACGTATTCCTTAAAGAGGGAGTAAATTCAGCAACTAAAACAATCCGTGTATTACCGACTTCAGATGGCACATCACCATTTGTGGAAGTTCATGGACATAAAGCTGAAGTAAACGGTGAGTACAAAACATTTGCATGTTTAAAAGAAGAAAAAGGCGAAGCATGTCCATTCTGTGAGGCACGTGAGCATCTTTTAGCAACAGGTGAAGAGTCTAAGAAAGAATTAGCTAAGAAGTACAAAGCACGTCTTATGTACGTAGTTAAGGTTATCGACAGAGACAACGAAGAAGAAGGTGTTAAGTTCTGGAGATTTAATCATGACTTCCGTAAGGAGGGTATCTATGATAAAATCGTAGGTGTGATGAACGCCCTTAAAAAGAACAAAGACATCACTGACGCTGAACAAGGTCGTGACTTAGTTTTAACAATCAACCGTAACCAAAACAACGTTCCAGTTGTTTCAGCTATCGGTGCTGATGACCCATCTCCATTAACTGAAGATTCTTCTAAAAAAGAAGCTTGGTTAGCAGATGCAAGAACTTGGGAGGACGTTTATTCTGTTAAGTCTTACGATTACTTGAAAATCATCGTAATGGGTGATATTCCAGTATGGGATAAGGAAAACAAATGTTGGGTTCCTAAAGATGATGGTACACCTAAAGAAGGTTCAACTTCTGAAGCTGAAGTTACTATAGGTCTTGAAACTGTTAAGAACAACGTACAAGCTGCTTCAACAGCTAGTGCACCAGCTACTAACACATCAACTGAAGAAGGCGATGACTTACCGTTTTAATTAAGGGTAAACTAAACAAAGAAAGGTGAGAAATCGCCTTTTTTTGTTCTAAACATAACGAAAGAGAAAAATGAAAAAGTAAAATGGCTAAGAAACCAAGCAAAGAACCGATTAAAAAAAGTGAATTTGACCTTAATGATTTCAAAAAAGATTTTGGGTTGAATTTCGTAGTAAAAGATAAACCGTTAAAATGGATTCCGTTATCAGAGGCATTCCATGAGGCAGTAAAAGTACCAGGAATTCCAGTAGGGTATTTCACATCATTCCGTGGATTCTCTAACACTGGTAAATCAACCGCAATCTATGAAGGTGTGGCTGGTTGTCAAAAAATAGGTATCCTTCCAGTAATTTATGAAACAGAAGGAAACTGGAACTGGGGCCACGCAAGAAAAGTAGGTGTTCAATTTGAAGAATACGTTGATGAAGAAACAGGTGAATTAAACTATAGAGGTGATTTCATTTTCTTACAAGGTGCTGATTTATTAGCTATGTACGAATGTTATGACCACCAACATAGTAAGATGGGTACAAAACCATTACGTTACGAACCAGTTGTTGAAGATATTTCATTACACATGACTTCAATGATTGATGCACAACAAGAAGATAAATTACCACGTGATATTTGTTTCTTCTGGGATTCAGTTGGTTCTATTAACTGTTTCAAAGGTGCAACATCTAAAACAACTAACAATCTATGGACTGCTGGTGCGTTAGCAACATGTTTCAAATCATTGATTAACTTCCGTATTCCAGCTTCAAGAAGAGAAACTGCTAAGTACACTGCAACGTTTGCAATTGTACAACAAATTTGGTTAGATAACGAAAACAAAGTTATTAAACACAAAGGTGGTGAAGCATTCTTCTACTCTCCACGTATGATATTCCATTTCGGTGGTATATTAACACACTCAACTGAAAAACTTAAAGCAACTTACAAAGGTAATGATTTCCAATTCGGTGTTACTACTAGAATTCGTTGTGAGAAGAACCAAGTTAATGGTGTTGAACAAAAAGGTGTTATTTCATCTACACCACACGGTTACTGGAACCCTGATAAAATTGATGAATACAAAAAAGAACATTCAGATTATTTCAAAGAACACTTAGATTGTGAGTACACTGATTTAGTAATTGAAACTGAAGGTAAGTTAGATGACGAATAGTATTGTTTAACCTTTAAATTTCAATGTAGTGAATAGAAGACCACCTAAGAACGGTGAAGTTCGAGAAAAAGAAATAAATACACTTTTGGTTGACGGAAATGCCCTATTTAAAGTAGGGTATTTCGGTGCCAAAGATTTATACAACGATAATGGCCATCATGTTGGTGGTGTTTATCAGTTTTTAACAACGCTTAGAATGATACTGGACAAAGATGTCTATCACAGAGTTTTTATATTCTGGGATGGAAACTTTAGCGGTAAATTGCGTTATCAAATTTATGAACCATACAAGAGTGGCCGTGGTAAAGATTTCGTAAACGGTACACAACCAATTGATGAAGTTGAATTAATTCAACGTAGACTTGTATGGAACTATATCAACGAAATGTATATCAGACAATTAAAACATGAGGTGGTTGAAAGTGACGACTTCATTGCATACTATTGTTTAAACAAAAAGGAAAACGAGAAAATAACTATTGCTAGTACCGATAGAGATTTCTGTCAACTAATTAAAGATAAGATAAGAATTTATTTCTTAGATTTGAAAGTTTTTGTTGACTCATCCAACTTTTCTTCGTATTTTTGCTATAATTACGAAAACGCTAAATTAATGAAAGTTATTTGCGGTGATAACTCCGATTCAATAAAGGGTATCAAGGGTGTGCAAGAAAAAACATTGTTAACTCATTTCCCAGAATTGGCTGAAAGAAAGATAACGTTAAACGAAATAATAGAAAAAGCACAACAAATACAAGAAGAGAGAAAAAGTAAAAAGCAGAAGCCACTCCAAGCGTTGGATAACATCATTAATAAAATAACTGATGGTGTACAAAAAGAAAAAATCTATGAGATAAACGAACAACTTGTAGACTTACACAAACCAATGATGACAGAATCGGCTATTAGTGATTTAGAACATTTGATTGATGGTACCCTTGACTCATCGGGTAGAGAATTAAAGAATGTTCTTATGATGATGAAACGAGATGGGTTAGATAGAATTATCGGTGAAACAAGGTATCCAGATTATTTAATACCTTTCAAGAAACTGATAGATAGAGAAAAAAATTTTATTAACGATTAACAACAAAAACAACATGACCGCTACAAACCAAACAGCGAAAAAATTTGATGAACCATTAAGATTTGAATTCTTATTTTGCATCAACAACCACATTATCTGTCAAAGATTTTTCAATGTACGTGATTACAATGAAGATGTTTTACAGTCTTTAGAATTAAAAGATTTAATTGATTCAATTGCAGGTACTAATGAATCAATCGCACCATTAGGGATTATACCTGCATTCTTAAAAGAAAAATCGGTTGATTTTCTTTGGAATAACTTCGACCCATACGCAGAACCATCAATAAACTTGGACCCTCCAGTAAAAAATGATGTTTTCACATTCGAAATCAAGGTTGATAAGAATACAGTAGCAAAAACATCGTTTTCGGGTGATGTGTATCCTAAAAAAGCTAAAATTAATGTTGATATCAAGGATTTGATTCCGACTATCATGGCTGAAATTCGCACTGTTTTCAGTCAAAAAAAATATACAAAAGTTAAGCCTTATGTAACGGCTTACGATATTTATTATAACAAGGTTTCAGAATAATGTGTGAGTGTTTATATGGCAAAAATTGAAAAAAATACTTTAGAGTTTTTAGGACATGAGTACCAAATTAGATTGGTTGCTCAAGTCTTAACTGATAAGAAATTTGCCAATAACATTGTTGATATATTAGACCCAAACTATTTCAAACAAGAATCTGTAAGGTTAATCGTTCAAGCGATTAAAGAAGCAAAACAAACTGAGGATATCATTCCTGATTTTGGTAGCTTAAAGATTAGAGTGTTAGAAAATATTTCTTCCGATATGATTAGGAAATTAGTCCTATCTCATATCGAAGAAATAGAGAAAGCAAGTTTACACGACACCGAAAAAATACAATCAGTAGCACTTAACTTTTGTAAGCAACATGAGTTAAAGAAGGCAATTAAGAAGATTGACAAAATTATCGATAACGGTGATAACTATGAAGAGTGTGAAACAATACTTCGTAAAGCTCTAGAGCATGGGGATAATAAAGATGATGGCATGGACATTTACGAAAACATTGAAAGTGTTTTAGCAGATGACTTTAGAAAACCAATACGAACAGGTATTGGTGGATTAGATGAAGCAATGGATGGCGGTTTATCAAAAGGTGAACTAGCTATCATCTTAGCACCATTTGGTGTTGGTAAAACGACTATGATGACGAAGCTTGCTAGTACAGCGTTTCGTGATGGTCATAAAGTTTTACAAATTTTCTTTGAAGATATGCCTAAGGTTATTCAAAGAAAACATTTAGCATGTTGGTCTGGTTACGACCTTAACTCCTTAACTGAACATAAAGAAGACTTAATGAAAATCGCTCAAGAGATGGAAGAATCATCTAAGAACGGTAAGGGTGTTCTTAAATTGAAAAAGTTTTCGAGTGATGGTACAACTATACCAATTATTAGGCAATATATCAGAAAGTTGATTGCCACTGGGTTTAGACCTGATATCGTTTTATTAGATTACATCGACTGTGTAGAACCATCTAAAAAATTTGATGATGTTAATGCTGGTGAAGGTAGTGTTATGAGACAGTTTGAAGCTATGCTTGCTGACTTAGACATTGCTGGATGGACAGCTGTTCAAGGTAACAGAAGTTCAATTAAAGCTGAATTAGTAGAAGCTGACCAAATGGGTGGTTCTATTAAGAAAGCACAAATTGGACACTTCGTTGTATCTATCGCTAAGACGCTTGACCAAAAAGAAAATAATACAGCTACTATGGCTATTTTAAAATCTCGTTTTGGTAAATCAGGTCTTGTGTTCTCTGACATATTATTTGACAATGCTAAAGTTCAAATTGATATGAATCAAGGAAATAATATTGGAAGAACCCAAGTGGAACACAAGAATGAAAAGCAAAAATCAGATATGAATGATTTAAGGCACATGATGGAAGCCGCAAGTAAAGTTGTTAAGACTTAAAAGTGGTCTGTGGTAACGAACAGAGAAGTAAAATAACATTAAATTACAAATGATTAAATTAAATAATGGATTTATCAACAAGTATTCTGTCGGACATTACTGTCCACATGAAATATGCTAAATATATACCTGAATTACAAAGAAGAGAAACGTGGTATGAGCTAGTTACAAGAAATAAAGAAATGCATCAAAGGAAGTATCCTCACATCAAAGATGAAATTGAGGCTGCTTATAAATTAGTTTACGAAAAGAAAGTATTACCTTCGATGCGTTCTTTACAATTCGGTGGGAAACCAATCGAAATCAGTCCTAATAGGATTTATAACTGTGCTTATTTACCAATTGATGATTGGAGAG